ACAGATTATAATAAAAACATCAAATCAGAATACGAAATTTCTTCTTTATCTGATTTGGAATTAACTATTAAAAAAATAGAAGAGAATGTTTAATGTGTTTGGAGAAAACTATTATATTGATTTAGATAAATTAGAGGACTTTGTCCAGTATAGTGGTACAAGTGGTGAAACTCAAATCCACGTAGTAAAATATGAGTCAGTTAAAGCAATGGTTGATACTATTTTAACCGAAATAGGTGAAGTTGATGAAAATTTAGGTATGAAAAATAATGACGTTACTATTCCCTTTAAAATTGCCTTTAATACACTTTTAATGAAAAAAATAATAAATAAAATATAAAACATGAACCAAGAACAAATTTTAAAACTAGAAGAATCCATTCAGAAAATGAGGGATAAGAAGTCAAGAATTTATTTTATAGTACAGGACACTAAAGGAAATGCAAAAGCGTCAATACGTTACATTTACGAAATGGCTATGTCACTAAAAAATAATGGATTTAATGCCATAATACTACATGAAACCCCTGAATACTTTGGTGTTACAGATTGGTTAGGTGAGGAATATATGACAAATTTAGATCACAAATCTATTGAAGGAACTAATTTAGAAATCTCACCTGAAGATTTAATTGTTATTCCAGAAATTTACGGATTCATAATGGATCAAATAACTAAACTACCTTGTGGTAAAATTGTGTTATCACAATCATACGATTACATTTTTGAAACGTTACAACCTGGACAAACTTGGACTCAACTTGGATTCCATAAATGTATTACAACATCAGAAAAACAAAAAGAATATATTTCGTCAACAATGAGGAGTGTCTCAGTTGAAGTTATTGAACCAACAATTTCTGAAGTTTTTGAAAAACAAAAATTTCCACCCAAAACAATTATTGGTGTACATACAAGAGATCACAGAGATACAGTAAATTTAATTAAAACTTTTTATACCAAATTTCCACAATACAGATGGATTACATTTAGAGATTTAAGAGGGTTATCTCAAGTTGAGTTTACAAACGCAATGAAAGAAAGTTTTGCATCCGTATGGATTGATAATATTAGTTCATTTGGTACATTCCCACTTGAATCTATGAAGATGGGAATACCTGTTATTGGATTGGTACCTAATATTACACCTGAATGGATGAATGAAGAAAATGGTATTTGGATCAATAACCAAAATATGATTGTTGATGTTATTGCTGATTTTATACAAAATTGGTTAGAGGACAATCTTAACCCTAAATTATACGAAGAAATGGACGTAACCATTAATAAACTTTCAACCAAAGAAAAATTTGAATCGGAAGTTGTTGAATTATTTGCAAAAATGATTGACACAAGAGCAGATTCTTTTGAGGCTCAACTATCTAAACTTGAAACAACTGAATAATATGGAAAATAATAAAACTATCTCGGTAATATTGCCAATTAAAACTGCTAGGTCCGCAGACTTTGAGGACTTCTTTGATAGATGTATCAAATCAATTAAAAACCAAGGCGAAACTGTAAGTGAATTGGTTATTGTTTATTGTGATGATTCTCTTTTGGAGACACACATTAACTCTTATGATTTTGATGGATTAAACGTTAAACTTGAAGTGTGGAAAGACGAACCTAATTTTGCTAACCAAGTTAATAGAGGTGTTGAAATATCAACTTCTAATTGGGTTTCATTAATTGAGTTTGATGATGAGTATTCAAACATATGGTTTAAAAACTCACAAAAATATATGGATATCTATAAAGATATTGAAGCATTTTTACCAATTGTTGTTGATGTTAATGATAAAGGAGTATTTGTAGGATTTACAAATGAAGCAACATTCGCAGCAAACTTCACACAAGAACTTGGTTATTTAACTAACGAAACATTACAAATGTATCAAAATTTCCAAATTGCTGGAATGGTTATTAAAAAAGAAACTTTCTTAGAATTTGGTAAATTTAAATCAAACATTAAATTAACATTTGGTTATGAGTTCTTTTTACGTATGACTCACGCATCTGTTAAATTTTTAACAATCCCTAAGATTGGATACAAACATATGAACTTAAGAGAAGGATCTATTTTTTGGAACTACAAAAATGGTGACAACAGGTTAAGTGAAGATGAGGCTAAATTCTGGATTGAGGCGGCTAAGAAAGAATATTTCTACACCGCACAAAGGGACATAAAATATGAACCACAAGAAATTTGATGTCCGAAAATGGTAATTTATCAAACGAAGAAATTGAAAAGAAAAAGAAGGGAAGAAAGCCCACAGTAAATAATTATTTTGACGTAAGAGAAGAAGATGCGGTTAGGGCCTACCTAATCGCAGAATCTTTTGACGAAAAGAACAAAATTTATAATGAGTTTTTAAAACACCCCTTAGATAAAATGATATCGTCAATTATTAGACGATATAAATTATACAGAAGAGACATGGACTTTGAGGAGATCCACATGGATACTCATTCATTTTTAATGACTAAAATAGACAAGTTTAAGCCGGCTAAAGAGAAAAAGGCGTATTCTTATTTTGGAACTATCTGTAAAAATTATCTTATGGGGCAAATTTTAAAAGACCAAAAAGAAATGAATAGAAAAATATCTTATGAAGATATTTCGGGTGATGTTCATAATATGCCAGATATGATTTATTATATTGATAATGACGATGTAAGTTCTGAAGAAATCATAAAAAAATTCCTTAATGAACTTAAAGATAATATGAATGAACCAAATATATCTGAACAAGAATTAAAATTGGGAGAAGCTTTGACTGACATTTTCACAAATTATGGTGAAATTTTCCAAGAAACATCAAATAATAATAAGTTCAATAAGAACATTATCCTGTTTGAATTAAGGGAAATGACCAATTTAAGTACAAAAGAAATACGTAATTCATTAAAAAGATATAAAAAAATATACTTTCATATCGTAAATGAATTATTAAAATAGAATAAAAAATACTTATAGATATGGGAAGGCCAACAAAAAAAGAAATTAATCTAACTAAGGAATCAATGTTATCTTTAATGCAAGAGATTTATAATGAACTTGTTGAACAAAGAAATACCGCAATTAGAATACAAAACAAGATGTTAACAATGATGAAAGAACCAGAAGATATGACTCTTATTGGTCCTGTTATTGAAAAACAACAAAAGATTATTAATGATTGTGTTGAGAAAAAACTATCGTTATCAAAACTACAAGCTCAAATTTGGCAAAAATCTCAGGAGAAACAAGAGGATAATTTTACTTTGTCAGATTTAGATCTTGATGACGACACATTTAAAAGTTTAATTGATAAAGACACCTCAACAGATAATAGTTACAAACTGAATAAATAATGGCACAGGATACTGAAGATGGTTTTAATGAAGTAGATAAAAAAACAACTGTACTCAAAAAGTATAAAAAAGTTAATGATGATGTTAAAGAACTACGAAAAAAAGCTGGAAAAACTTTAGAAAAGAAAAAATCTGAAGTTTCCACACAACTTTCTGATGCAAAAAAATTAAAAAACAAATATCAAAAAGAAATTAAAACTCAATTTGATAAATTGTTAGATCTAAACTTTTTGTCATTGGGTGCGGGTAAAAGTAGTCAAGGTTATCTTAAAAAAACTTTTACAAAAGCAATTAAAGAAATCGTACCAAAATTAGATGATATTTTATTGGAATTAATGTTAACTGCCGTAGGTTGTTCACAAGACCAAGAATTTGTTCCTCAGACGATTTATATTAGAGTTAAGTCAGTTGACCTACTTAACACGTTAAAAGAAGATCCTACAACAGATGTGGGTAAATTATTATATGAAAAGAAAAGTATTCAATATAGTAGTTTTCCATTTTCAATGAATAAGGAATTATATAATAGAACTCAAAATATTAACCAACCATTTAGTGTTCCCGCATCGGGACAAAGTTATAAAGGTACGTCAGGTCAAGAATTATTTGATATTTCATACGTTGAGTCTTATGTTGATCCAATAACCGTACAAACAATACAAGGTAACTTTTTTAAAGTTGATTTAAAAAATAGAATAAGCACAAATAAAATCTCTGAATTTTTAAAAGATTACTTCACAACAATAAAACTTTTTGATGAAACTAATTTTTTTGCCAACTTAATGAACCAATTAACAGGTGCGATATCTATTAAAAAAGGAGATGGTAATGCGGATTTAGACGACTTACAAAAAATACTGTTAATCATGCAAAGAATATTAGGGTTATGTTTTGATAATACTAAAGAGATTGATGTGTCCGGAATTGCAAAATTGTCTGAAAATGATAATGTTGACGAATCTTTCTTTGAATTTACAGATATTGATTTACGTTTTATCGACTCAAAAGTTTCCGACATAAAAATGGGGGTAGTTGAATTTGAGGAGTGTGATACGGTTAAACTACCTGTTGATTCAGATAGTATAACAAATGCGTTAAATAATTTAGTCTTTGTTGATGGTAAAAATAATTCAAATAGTATTGATGACGCAGCTAATTTAACTGATGTTTTAACTAAAAATCCAGGATGGTTTCCATTGGAAATAAATATTGATTTATCATTCCTTAAAGAGTTTCCAAAGGCAATGGTGGCCACAGTCCTTTCACCTAAAGTTGTTTTACCTTTAATGATTATAACAAAATCATTAGGTCAAAGTTTAGATTTACAAATTAGTTCATTTATGGATTTTGCAAAAAAACTTAAATCGTTCTTTATTAAATTTGCATCAAAAGTTGGGGAAATTTTTGTTAAAATTTTATTTGATATAATTAAAAAAGATATTTTGAAGTTAGTCCAATCAGTAAATTTAGATGTAATTAGAGGATTAAATAATAAAAGATTAAATATAATTTTATCTTTAACTGAATTAATAATTGCAATTGCTAAAATTGTAAAAGATTTTAGGGAATGTAAAAGCGTAATTGATGCTTTATTAAATGCATTAAAAATCGCATCAAAAGGATTTGGTGGGGACATCCCATTACCATTATTATTAAGTTCAAAACTTTTAAGTGGTTATTCCTCAGATAGAGCATTTTTAAATGTTATTGCAAATTTTGAAGAATTGGGGTTACCAACAGGTACAATGCCAGATGGAAGTCCTAACTTAATGTTGGCGTCAATGAAAGCGTTATTAGATGGTTCAGATCAAGAAAATGCATCAAATGGTAAATCCCAAATCGCAATATTCCCACTAAGTATAACACCAATTGGACAAACAACACCAATAGTTTGTTATGGAAAATAAAATATAAAACAATGGATAATAAAATAGAATCACAACAAATTGTGGAAATTATTAAAGAACACAAAGTTAGACCTAATAAAGATTTAATTTTGGCTATGGAATTTATTAAAAAAGATTTTGATATTACAAAAGAAAATTTAATTAAAATGACAAGTCATTTAGACAAATTAGAGTTGACATATAATACACTATTAAAAGAATATCAAGCAAGAAATGTGGTTCAAAAATAAAAATTTATTTCCGGGTTATGTAAAAGATAATAAAGATCCAATGATGTTAGGTAGGGTACGAGTTGTACCTACCCTTGAAAGGTATGAGGATTCTTTACCCGAAGATTGGAATGAAGAAAATGATAAGTGGACGGCAAAAGATCCATTTGTGTTTTTACCGTTATTACCATACTACATTAATCAGGTCCCAAAAGAGAATGAATATGTTAACCTAATTTATTACGACAATCGTGAAAGATTAGATGCCAATAAATTTTATATTCAAGGACCAATAACAAGACCCCAAAATAATTCTAAAGAAGATTGGAAAAACTCTCAGTCCATGTTGGCAACTGGAGAATTTTTTAAACAGGCAAATCAATTAAGAGATCGTAAAACAGGGATTACGGACCCAAAAATTTATGGAATATACCCCGAACCTGGTGACAACGCAATATTAGGTAGAGGAACCGCAGATGTTGTTGTTAAAGAAAATGATGTGTTAATACGAGCAGGTAAATTAGATCCTCTTAAATCTTCAAGTGCTGATTTTAATATACCCGTACCAAATGATAAAAGATCATTTTTACAAATATCCACATCTCCATTAGAAAAAATTAAAGGTGAACCAAAAACAGTTACCGAATACATAAAAGAAAGTAGACAAGTTAAAAATTTGGTTGAGTGGGAAATTACAAATCTTGCAACAACAGGAACAACTTTTGATGGTAGTGTAAAATTATATAGTTTAATTCCAGTACCTGAAACTTTATCCAATAAAATTTTCCTTACTTCTGATTTAGATAGTTACAAAGGAACAACTTTATATGAATTAAACTTTACTGGTAAAACTTCTGAAGAATCTTTAACAATAATTAATGATTTTATTAAAGGTGTTAATATTGGTAAAATAAATATTGATGGTTATCTTTCATACCCATCACAAGATGGAGCTAAATTGGAAAATCAATTTCCATTTGTGTTTACCCCAACAAAAAGTAATACTGAAATATATTTAAATGCAAGTATTGATACCCCAAATGGTTTAACTGAATTTAATAATATTTTGGATTTTTATTCAAAAACTAAATTATCACCTCAAAATAAAGAGTATGGGTTTGGACTTGTTTGGATACAAGATGTTTTGGGTGAACAACTTGAAGTTAAAATAACTAAAGTTGCAAATGACACATTTGAGGCAACCCCAACATCATATGGTGTAATGGGTGGAGATTTTCTTTATTTGTTATCCCATAAATCAGTTATCCCAAGTAAAGGTACTCCGATTGATTTAAAAAATACATTATACGGTATTGATCAACCAACTTTAACAGATACAATTTATGGTAAAACAAATTCAATGGTTAGGGGTGAAGAATTAATGTCATTCTTAAACCTCATCGTTCAATTTATGATAGGTCACGTACACCCATTTCCAGGACTTGCACCAATACAAGAATACCCATCAATCCCTGATGGTCCTTCATCTAAAAAAATACTGGAAATACTTAATAATTCTCAAAATACAATATTAAATCAAAATATTAGGATTAATTGATATTTATATTAAAAACGTAAATGTCAATAAATAATTCATATTTCAGTAGGAATAATACTTTAATATCTGATAGTCTTGTTAATTCAGGGAGAAATCCTGTTACCGAATTATTTTATGGTGATGGGAGTCTTCTAAACCCAATTGGATTCACACGTTTTATCTTTGATTTAGACCTTACTTTATTAAATGAAAAATACCAAAATGGTGTTATAAGTGTGGGGTGTAATTTAGATACAACTCATACCTTAAGAATGACTAATACAAGTTATTTTGATAAAGAATTATTAAATACTTCCACGTCTCAAGGTAGACTAAGAGCAACGTCATTTGATTTAATATTATTTAGAATACCACCTAATTCCTTATCGGGAACTTCTCAGAATTGGGATGAGGGTGTTGGTTATGATTACTATGATCAAGTAACTGGCATACCAAGTGATAAGAACTATTCAGATAGACCGTCAAATTGGTTGGAAACCACAACAATAACGGATTGGCAAGAACCAGGAATTTATAGTAATACAAATACAGGGTCATTTAATTATAATCAGTTACAAATTATTGATACACAACATTTTGAATTTGGTGATGAAAATGTAGAGTTTGATATGACAAGTGAAATTAACTCTATTTTAAATGGATCACTAACAGGTGTAACGGGTTGGGGAATTGCTTACTTACCTCAAGTTGAGAACTTAACAGGAACAACAGGTAATTATTCTGTTGGATTTTTTACAAGACACACCCAAACATTCTATGAACCATTCTTAGAAACAAACTATAATGATTCAATTGAAGATGATAGAAATTCATTTTCATTAGGTAAAATTAATAAACTATACTTATATATCTTTGAAGATGGGGATTTTCAAAACTTAGATAATAATCCTTTGGTTACAATTGGTGATCAAACAGGAACTCCAATACCAGGTCTTATTAATTTACCATCTTGTCAGGTAACAAAAGGTGTATATGAGGTAACAATACCACCATTACTTGGATATAGAACTCCATGTATCTTTACCGATACTTGGTCAAACATTTTATTAAATGGTTTTTCATTACCTAATGTAATAAATGAATTTGTAATTTACCCATTACAAAGGTCAATCCAAATTGGGACAACAACTAACGATCCTGCGGTATATGGTTTTGATTATTATGGAATTAAACAAGATGAAAAAATATTAAACACTGACATAAGAAAAGTTGGTGTTATAATCAAGAAAGCATATACGACCAATCAACAACTACCAAAAGTTGATGGACAATATAGAGTTTATGTTAGAGAAGGTCAAACCGAAGTACAAGTACAAGATTGGACCAAACTTAATAGAACTCCAAATGAGTATTATTTTATATTTGATACAAGAGATAAAATTCCAAATGAATATTATATAGATTTAAAAGTAATTTCTAGTGGAGAAGTGAATACTTATAAGAGACAGATTAAATTTCAAATCGTAAATAGAAAATAATGGCAAATTTAATAGAATTTAAAGCATTTAGTTGTGAGGATGAAACTACACTTGTGTTTATTGTTGACGACCCGTTATCGGAAATAATTGTTAATGGTACTTACTATTTTGATTCACTTGATGAACGTATACCATCAGGTTGTTATACCGTAATTCTAATAAGTCAGCGGGTACCTATTGACCCACCTAATATGGTATTAATAGATACTTATACCGATTGTTTAGATTGTCTTTTTAATAGTTCAAACTATGTTGTAGTTGAGTCTTGTGATTCAAGGAACAAATTTGTTTTACCAATCTCCGCCTTTACGGGCACATTAGAAATTGGTCAAACTTATTACATTTCATTTACAATCAAAGACGCAACAATAACGTCGTGTTTTTTTATTGATTCTTTTTTAGCCAATTATGATGGTGAAATTGGAGGAGTAATTAGTATATCACCTTTAATAATAGACTGTATAACTTGTTTTTCCGAAAACTCACTTGTATATGAAGTTACTGATTGCCTTGGGGAAGATACCAAATATATCCAATTAAGTGGTGATTATATTGGGCATTTAATCACATATTATGACCCATTGTTATTCCAACAATTTTGTGGTGTTGTTAATAACCTTGTTTTTTTTGAGAGTCCAGACGTAACATTAGTTGCCGATTTAGGGCCATTTCTTGACCCAATTCAATGTGAGGAATGTTTAGGCCAAGTCGCAGATAAAAGAATAATAACAAATTGTATAAACGGAACAGAAGAAGTTGTATGGTCCTCAACATTATCAGGATCAGAAGATTTTAGTAATTTATCATATGAACTTGGTTGTTACGATATTGGGGATTTAACCGAAAGTGGTGTAACAATATCATCATTTTTAAATTTTGATCCACAACCTTCTTGTACGGATTGTATTGAGTGTACTGGAATTCAGTATAATTACTCAAGTTGTACAAATACCGGACCTATAAATTCATATACACCGTTATATCTTGGTACATCAACAACATTAACACCTGGTTTTAACGGTCCATTTACAGGAACTACAGATAGTACAGATGGTTTTGGTGCAACATTTTATGTGTTGGTGAATAGTTCTGGTACGTACAATACAGCATTTCCGAACAATAATGGAGTTAGATATGAGATTGGAAATACAATTGTAATTGATGGTTCATTATTTGGTGGAATTTCCGGTGATGATGACGTTACAATTACTGTAACGAATGTTACTTTAAGTGGTTCGGTAATTTCTTATCAATATGTTGAGAATCCTATTGGAACCACGTTATATAATCCTTCCTTGGATGATTGTATTGAAATTACATCGTACTCAAATCCGATTGATGGATATACAATAAATAGTTTTAATTCATTATCAGATTGTGAAACTTGTAATTCTTCTGATAATTTTGTTTGGTTAGGCGAAAGTTGTAGTACATTACAGATAGCAATAATTACAACAACAAATGGTTTTATTCTTGGAGATATTGTTAAAGTAAATCGGGGTTCATCTGAGTTTGATTGTTACACATTAATAAGTGAGTATGATCCGTCTATGGGCGTATACGAAACATATAATTCATTAACAAACGATACTTACCAAACCTGCGATGAATGTACACTAAATTCAAGAATTAATATCTCTATCGCTGAATGTGATGGATCAAATCAACAATATGTTAGCATATCATTAGTTGATTATTTTATGTTTAATATTTTTGGGTATACCATATTTAACATTAACCAATACAATAAATGTTATACCATTATTAATACTTGCCCAATAAACGGAAATTACCCAGAAATTAATATCCGTAGTTTTTACTACAATTGTAATGATTGTGTTTTTGATAATACCAGACAACCAAGAAGTGC